GTAGCTAGTAACTGCTTCAGGAACCGATTGGTTTAAATCATTAAGCGTTTAGACCGTAGGCGAATGCTCACTATAGAGCAATCCGCTCCCTAGCTTCTTCTCCCGTCATCCGAGGTTTTTTAAGATCGTTAATCATAGGGTGGCTCGTCATTTTAATATCGAGAGTCCTTGGCAACGAAAGCCTACATCTCGAATAGCTTGGTATGCAGCATTTAAAGACTTGTAAGAGGCTATCTCATTGTCCCTCTTACGCTCTATAGCTTCCCAGCCCGTTTTTGATAATTTAACTTCAACTAGCCAGCCATTGAATATATCCTCGACTATACGAGCATCTTTACAAGCGCCTTCATCGAATAACCTAGCAAGTTCATTTATTCTCATAATTATAAAATCTACCAATATTTGATTTATTATACATATAGCTATATTCGCTACGCTCATAAGAGCGATATGTATAATAAATCAAATTTCAAATTTGGTATACCCATTTTTAAAAATAGAGTTATATCAAATAGTAAAGGATAGCCAATCCGGATTCTCGAATTCGAACCTCGATACCTTTTCATCAGGCATTTTTCCAGAAATCGGAAATTCTAAAGTCTTTGGAATACCATCTCTGGTTAATTGATCAATAATATACTGTGGAGACTTACCAATCTCAGTAAGCGCATTAATAAGCTTTCCATATTGTCTTTTGCAGTGCCGAACCATTGAATCTAGGCTAATTTGAGCTTTTTTCTTCTGAATATTGACTAATTTAATCCTCTTTTCAGAAACGAACTCAAGAGCTTTACACGAGCCTGCTAAATATTTCCCTGGTTCAACTAAAGTATCCCAAGGAATATAAAAATTTACAGACTTCAATTCCAATTCAACACGAACCCAGGAAGAAAGCTCTTCACCAAGTTGTTTACCCTTTTCATAAATTCGGTAAAACCTAGAACTTGACCTAGAACCAACATATGCCGTCAATCCCTTGTTGTCAGGATCACCATTTAACCAATCGCCAACTTGTGAAAAACATGGTGTTCTACCGCCGTTAGGGTTGTTGTAAAGCCCGTTGAGACGATCTTGATTAACCCTCCTTACGTCATAAGTAGAGCCGTCCAAGTCGTCATACGCCAAATCAACACGCTTAAGAGCGCCGTTTATATGCTCGCCCCACAATTTTATTTTCGCCCATCCAGAACCTTGTGATTGAACGTATTCACAACCCTCACCGTTCAAATAAATCTGAGCACTTCCACTATTTCCACCCCAGGCAATAAAACCAAGCATCGTATCAATTTGGTCGCCATCTTCATTTTTCGTATATGTCAGCTTTCTAGTTTTATGGAAAAAATTCTTAGAACCCATCTCATCGCCGATTTTTATACCAACCATTGAAGACCAGTCATTGCTTATGCACGATAAAAGATCTTCGTCACCAAACATACTAGGCAGAACTTTTAAATAGTCGTCAGTTTTAAAAACAATTGAAAGAGTATCAATAATTGCACAATCATTATTCGCTTTTTCCGCCGGAATACATGATTCGACAATACGAAATAATTCAGTTGTATCAACAAATATCCCACCAAAATCACACGCTTCTTGATTTAATGTAGGGGTTAGCCCACGTATTACTAGAGTGGGCGGCCTAATATTCGTCCTATGATGTGTAAATTTATGAGGATCGAATGTAGATAGAGAGGGGTGTGTAGGTGGTAGCCAAGAAAACGGCCCATCGAATAAAATTGCTTTAAAATCATCCGTTTTGTGTAGAACGTCTTCTACATTTACGACGGTATTATCGGCATTTATGGATTTAAGCATGGATTGCCGGGCTATTTGCCGAGCAACAAGAATAACGTATACTGATATACATATATCTGAGCTTCCTAAGAGCTTGGCGGTCATTAGATCGGAAGTTTCAGGGTTGTTTAAAGCAACCCTTGAAGCTTTATATTTCTGCATTCGAAAGTGACTAGCTTCTGCGAATTCACGCCAACTAATTATCAAATCAAAATCTGCATTAACGACGTCCCCAACTAAAGACCGGTTGAAACAAAGAACGCCGCAAACCTATTTATACAGTACTCAACAAATTATTCAAGAAACGGGTTTCTGATTAGAAGCACTATCAACGCTTCCTCGAAAGTTTTTGCCGAACTATTGTTCATAATATCAACAACGGAATCGTAGACCCATGGCTGTATGCTGACGGTTTTTTTGGTAGCTGGTGGATTTGCTGTAGAATCGTTATTAGGCATGATGATAATCCGTGTATCGTTGTGTTTAGGTTCCTGAAGTAGCTAGTAACTGCTTCAGGAACCGATTGGTTTAAATCATTAAGCGTTTAGACCGTAGGCGAATGCTCACTATAGAGCAATCCGCTCCCTAGCTTCTT